TATCAGCTTGTATTACCCGGATTATAGTCCTGGGGCACAGAAAAACTTTTGGACCACCGTGACTCAGTATTTGCGAGCACATATGCAGACCATAGATTTATTGGCGCTAAAGCCAAAAATTTGAGTTCTAGTATAAATACTTACAGTGCTCCGGCACATATTTAAAAAGGAAAAACATCATGGCATTACAAAGTCGTTTTAATGGCGCAGCAGCAGCTGGCGCATTTTATGGTTACACCCCACTAGTCATCAAACTCGCTTGTACAGCTGGCTTCACAGCCAACAGCGGCGGTGCTGGTGCAGCAATTGTTGAAGGTGGTTACGAGAAAGTTGTCCGTGCAGTTCAGCAACTTGGTTCAGTTGTTTGGCTAAGTGCACAGAACGATGACGCACTAACAGTTATCGTTGATGGCCCAACATTCAATGCTGGCCCTGGTGCGACAACATCTGGTGCATACGGTGCATTGAAGGATGCAGTTCTTGCTAATCGTGCTGGTAGTGGCGCACTAACAGTTACAACCAGCAGTGTTCTAAACGGTGCAGGTACATTTACATTTGCTTAATTAGCAGATAATAGTTTCGGGATGGGAAGGGGTGGACTTGTTCCGCCCTTTTTCTTTGACCAAATTTCTTAAACATAGCATATTTTGATTAAATAAGTTATGGTCTATTATCAAGTGTTTACGCTGTTTGACATTACCGCAACTGGGATAATACGGCATCCCAAGCCAACTGACGCTAACTATCAGTTACAGTTACTAAAACGTAATCAACAGCGTAATTGGGAAACCGTACAACAGGTGTTGGCCATGCGAGCACAGATTTATGTAGAACACCCACCAGAAATAATTAAAACCTGCAACCAGTTTTCTCGTAAGATTTTTAAAAACACACAGGCTTGGTATTTTCAATTTGCGGTAGAACAAGTCAAAATATATGGCGACAATTTGCAACTGCTGTTTGATGACTGTCATGGGATCCCCATGATTCTAGGTTTAACCGAACGCGCAGAGATCTCTAACCCAATTATAGACTGTTGGAGTGACTACAAAAATATACACATAGAATCTGTGGAAACCACCAAATAAATACTGTTATTAGTTTATGATATTAAGGGATTAACATGTCTAGCACCGATATTGAAAAGAAAAACCTCGAAGCGCACGTTGAACTGTGTGCTGAACGGTATAAAAGTTTGGAGGACAAATTGGATAATCTAGACCAAAGAGTCTCCGCTATCGAGAAAAAAATAGATAGCAAGATGCAGGCAATTGAATCCAAGGTTGAGGACAAGTTCGGCGAGATCAAAAAGGCCATTATTGAGCTACAAGAAAAGCGCAACACACAAATCATTGGCTGGGGCGTTTCCATTATTGGCACACTGATTTCAATACTACTAACCCTGTTGTGGAAGTTTGTAGTAAACTGAATAATACATCCTGCCCAAATTGTTGTAAATAACTACATATTTTGGGTCTACAATGCATCAAATTTTACAAGATCGAGTTTGGCAGTTTTTTCAAAAAGAACTAGTTGCTCAACAACTCAACGGCATAGTTATTAAACGGCTTGACAAAGAAGTTTATAAAATTTCAAACTATCGCGTACAAACCAATACAGCTACAGTAGAAGACTCTACTGGGAAAATTTATAAATTCTTAAACTCGACTACAGCAGTGATTTATTGTTGCCTTATGGGAACAAATCGCATTAATGAAGCTGTAATTGTACACAATCTCAATGACGAACTTGAACGCACATATGAAAAAATGTTTCGTTTAAAACGGCGTATTCGCCAGGCTACAGCAGACTTTGACCGAGATGTAGCAGTGTCTAGACTTGCGGAATATGAAAATCAGTACGCAGCCAAGCTAGAGCAACTGCGGAAAAATATTGACCAAGCTAAATATATTATAAAACCAGGACAGACAAATGGAAGTTAAAGACATGTTTAATCGGCCAAGATTTAAGAAACTGAATCAATTGTTGGAAAACCGCTACAATTACAGTTTTGACACCCCGGCGCTCACTGTGTCTGCAGCACAAAAAATGCTGCGTTTGATTGAAACAAAAATCAAAATAGTTCAGCAGTCACATCAAATACATCTAGCCGAGCGCGATCCTGCTTATTGCCAAATGTTGTTAATGCGTGAAAGTATTTCAACTTGGATTAGTGAACATGTGCTAACTGAGGGCGAACTAGGCGAAGCTGAAGTGATCCTAGCTGCAAAAAACATTACTGACGCAGTGCAGAAAATGGTTGAGCAAGCTGGTAAAATTGCCAATGAACAACTGCCGGCTTTAATTGTTGCTATCCGTGATCAAATTGGTATGACCGAAGCTGAATCTTATAAAACTTCTGTAACACAGGTAATCAGCGAACTGGTTACACAATTGGGCGCAGCACGTGATCAATTAGATACCAGTGTATTAGCATTGACTGGGCAAAGTGTTCAAAATGATATGGCCATGCCACCAGCACCTGACGCTGGCGCAGAAGTTCCGCCACCTGACGCTGGCGCAGAACCAGCCGGTGATGATTTTGCTGCCAGTGATGCTGAAGCTGGCGGAACAGAACCTCTTGGACGTGCTCGTAGATAATGTTACTGCATGAATTTACTGACAGCCAGCACCCAGTACAAAGTGTATTGACCTTGCTGGATTTAATCAAACATCAATATCAAAGTCGGCAGGCTCGGCCCAAGATGAACACTGTCAGTTTTTTGAATCTAGCTCGAAATGTTGGGCTAACATTAGACTATGAATCGTTTGCTGAATTGTTTGAACGAGAAAAGTCGTTGAAAAATCTAGTTAAAGATTTTAACAAACAGTACATTGAATTAGTGTCTGATGACGGCTTGTCTGACGAACACAGTTCACCTGATAAGAAAAAAGACGACGCAGACGTTGTTGGAGCAATGGCCAAGCAAGCTGTTGACATTTAGTCAAACTGGTTGATCACAAGTTAACTTTGTGTTAAAATTGTAGCTCCAAGGCGATTTTTACATGATTACTCAAAAATTCAATTATACCCCACTGGATCGAACCACAGTTAATGGTGTTCGCTACTATTTGGCTGGTGGTGAACGACTACCGTCAGTCACTACAATACTAGATGCTACCAAAAGTGAAGAAAGTCGGCAAGCACTGCAAAACTGGCGAAATCGTGTAGGTGCAGCTCGTGCTCAGGAAATTACCACAGAAGCAGCTGGTCGTGGAACCAGAATGCACAAGTGGTTAGAAAACTACATCAAAACTGGTTCTACAGGTGATCCTGGTAGTAACCCTTATAGCATTCAAAGTCACCAAATGGCGCACAACATAATTCAACAAGGGCTTAGCCGATGCGATGAATTTTGGGGTACAGAAGTGGCCCTTCATTTTCCAAAAATTTATGCTGGCACCACTGACTTGGTGGGAGTACATGATGGTGCCGAGGCCATTATGGACCACAAGCAAACCAATAAGCCTAAAAAACGTGAATGGATTGACGACTACTTTGTACAGTTACTGATGTATGCCACTGCCCATAATGAAGTACATGGCACTAAGATTCGCAAAGGCGTAATCTTTATGTGCAGTGCAGCCAATGAATATCAGGAATTCATACTAGAAGGTGCTGAGTGGGCAGAATATGAAAAACGCATGTGGGCTCGACTAGAGCAATACTATTTACAAACACATAAATAGTTGATAATTGGAATTTGTGAACCATGGCCATAAATGTTATTAGTAGGATTCAAGTTAGGAGTGGACTTAGCGAAGATCTGCCCCAACTAGCTAAGGGCGAATTGGGGTGGAGTGTTGACACTCAACAACTGTGGATCGGTAATGGCACTTATACTGATGGCGCACCTAATTTAGGCAATACACTAATTTTAACAACCCCCGGTAGCTTGTTAAGCGGCACAATTTCAGGCGGCACTGGTGGTACTGGTGGTACTGGGGGCACTGGTGGTACTGGTGGTACTGGGGGCACTGGCACAATTTCAGGTGGGGGCACTGGCCCTACTCCTTCTGCAACAAGTGCAATGGATAATTTTCCCTACGTATTCCGTGGGGACGATGCTGGGTATAGTGCAATTACTGGAAGTTCCGGTGGCGATACTGTTTTGTCGTTGCAGTCAATTCTTGACAATAATTATATTTCAGTTAAGTCGTTTGGTGCAGTTGGTGACGGAACTGCCAATGATACTGAGGCCATAAATCGAGCATTTTACGAAATTTATTGCCGAGCTGTGAATACACAGATTCGTCGAGTTCTTTATTTCCCAGCCGGTGTTTACATCGTGTCTGGTGGTATGTTGAAAATTCCGGCTTTTGCATCAGTTGTGGGCTGCGGTACAGCCAAGAGTATCATTCGGCAAACTGACATAACCCAACCTTATGTGGCCAAGTTTACTGATTCTAAACAACAAAGTGGTGCCAATTATACAAATAATGCTGCTGTACCTGCTCAGTATATTTCAATAACTGACATTACATTTGAACATAGTGCAAGCCAAGGTGTAATCTATGCCGAAAGTGCAACTCGTGTAAAATTTATTAGAACCGAGTTTCGTGGGAATTTAATTAACCCTGTACTCACTGTTAATATGCCAGATGAACCCTCAGTGGCTGTTACTCTAACCAAAAATGTCAACAGCGTTGAGCCTGGCAATTGGATATTTGACACTTGTAGTTTTAGTAGACTGCATTTTGGATATATGTCTAATGAAGATTCTAAAAATGTAGTATTTGCATATTGCGAGTTTTCAGAATTATTAAGCGGTATTGTTTTGGGGTTACCCTCAATCACGCCTCCAGCAATCGGCCCACAGCAATACAAAATTGTTTATAGTGATTTTGATCGAATTGCTGGACATGCCTTGCAAGTAGAAAATGGGCAACAAATTTTATCCCAAGGCAACACGTACCGCGATGTGGGCAATAATCAACGTGGAGTTAATCTTCCACTTTTAGAAAACATTAAATTCTATAGCAAAGACAGCTCGTCGGCAAATGACATATTTGATCGTCCTATTGAAAAAGCATCCCAGGTGGCTTGGGTAGATTACGGACCAGCAGTTGGATTAAATATTGGGTTTTCGTCCGCTAACAATTTAGTAACGTCCACTGGATTTAGCAAGATTCTATACACCAACACCATTGTTCCGCAAATGACTGGGGTTGATGTGCCCAAGGCCGCAAAAGGGTTTGAGTTTATCTATACCATTACTAGAATAATGAATGGTGTAGAACATTCAAGAAAAGGTCGATTAACAGCAGTAGGAACGGATTCTGCTGACGAATACAGCGAAACTGCGGCGTTGGGAGTAACGCTGAGTGTAGGAAATTCAATCTCGGGAATAGGCTACATTGTGAAATACACAATGAACAATAACACACCGGCTACTGATGCTATGTTATCGGGCTATTTCCAATATAACATTGTATCAGAACTACCACCGTATGACTTCCTGTTGCAGCCGCCTAGCGGCACATGGATAATTCCAAAACTGACTACAACAACTACGACCACAACCACAACTACTACAACAATAGCACCGAGCATATACACTGTTACTGCTCAAACTATTGCGCTCAGTAAAGGACTTACTGCACAATTTGTTGTTGCTACAACTAATGTGGCCGACAACACTGATTTATTCTGGACCATTGATTACAATAGTTCATCTAGCTCAACTGATTTCACTGTTAACTCGGGCACGTTCAAAATTAATTCTAGCCAAGGTACTTTCAGCATACCGATTTACAATAATTCTGTAGTTACTGGACCTAAGACATTCCGAGCTCAAGTGCGTACTGGGTCTGTTAGCGGCTCATTGGTAGCGTCTAGTATTGTAATAACCATTACTGACACTATTAAAACTCCGGACACTTCAGGCACCTTAAACAATCCAGCCAATATTACTGGTGTAACTCCTAATACTTCAGTAGTCAGTGCAGCCGCAACGATTTCGGGAATTGAGCCCAATTCTAACTTTGGATTGGAAACTGCTGCTGGCTATGAATTCAGCCTCAATGGTACAACTGGGTGGGCAAGATTTATAACTGGAATTACATCAGACAGTTCCGGCGTTACAAGTCCGTTCTACATGCGTATGACTTCGTCTGCCAGTAATAATACCGCTAAGACGTTTGGGTCATTTGCTTTGATATATTACTATCCGGGTGGAGCAGGGTTATTATCTTCAGCGTACAGTCCGACATGGACCGTGACCACTATCTAATTTAGGACTACAGTATAATGGCAACATCCACCACAACTACAACAACTGTGCCAGCCACGTCAACAACTACAACTACAACACCGGTCCCAGTTACAACTACAACTTCAGCGCCATTGCCCTCAAGCTATTGGATTGCTACGCTAAGTGGCGTTAAAAGTGATTTTGGATCAAATATTGCTATAGATGCCAGTGGTAATACCTACGTTGTTGGCTATACCAATAGTGAAGGCAGTGGGGGGTATGACGTAATACTTGCCAAATACACACCGGCAGGTGTACTAGATTGGCAAAAAACCATTGGTGGCGCACTTAGCGAACGTGGCTACGGTATTACAGTAGATTTAGTCAATAACTTTGTATATGCTATTGGATATACTGTTAGTCAAGGGTCTGGGCTGCAAGACATTATATTGGCTAAAATCAACAGTGCTGGTACCATGGTATGGCAAAAAGCATTGGGCGGCGTTCTTGGTGATTATGGATATGGCGTTACAATGTCTGGCTCTGACGTGTATATTGTGGGCACTGTTGAGAGCCGAGGCCAAGGTAGTCAAGATGTTTTAATCGGTAAATTTCAAGCCGACGGAACCAGTTTATGGCGGAATACTCTAGGCGATACTGGTAGTAATTACGGATACAGTATTGCAGCTGATGCCAGCGGTAATGCGTATATCTCTGGTACCAACTATCCTAGCTCGAGTTTGATACTTGCCAAATATACAGCAAGTGGCAGTTTGGCTTGGCAAACGTCGTTGGCTACTGTAACCAGCGGCGTTGCAATTACGTTAGACCCAACTTCTAGTTACATTTATGTTTGCGGTAGTACCACCAGTGCAGTAGCTAGCGAAAATGCGTCAATAATTGCTAAATTTGACATCGCCACAGGGGCAGGGGTATGGCAAAGAATATTATCTAATGCCCTCCTAACCGGAATTACAGTAAATTCTGCCAATGAAATATATGTGACCGGTGTTACCAATAACGGCGCAAACTTTGGCGGTAACGACCTATTGATTGTTAAGTACAGTAATGCTGGTACAATAATTTGGCAAAAATCACTCGGCAACACCGGGTCTGAATTCAGCGGCGGTGTTATAACAGATCCAGGCGACTCGGTTTATCTCAACGGTGCAACCAGCGCCGCAGGGTCAATTTACGCTCATCTGTTGACCTTAAAACTGCCTGGCAACGGAGTTCCAAACGGTAGAATTGGTGCGTTTACCTATGCACCAACAACGTTAACTAGTACGGTAGCAACAATCGCAAACGCGCCGTCTAATTTAATTTCAACCGATGCAACACAACCCAATTTTACAGACAAGTCGGTAACATTAACAGACAGGCTGTCAAATTTAGTTTCGTCAGCAGTTAGATTTACTACCACTACTACCACAACAACACCGGTTCCCACAACCACAACCACTACTACCACAACAACACCGGTTCCCACAACTACTACCACCACTACCCCGGCCCCTACCACAACCACAACCACTACTACCACAACTACTACAGCGCCACCAGGACCGGTTACAACAGCAGCCCCAACTACCACTACCACTACCACAACGACCCCGGGTCCTACCACTACTACAACAACCCCGGTTCCTACTACTACAACAACACTGCCTCCTACCGGGCCGTTTACTATAACAAATATAGGAACTAGAACATTGGTAATACGGTCAGTGGTGTTTAACAATCCGCCCGGTATTGGGCACACCGCTAATCTGTCAAGTATCGGTGGCTCTAGCACAGAACGCGGCAATGCTGCATTGTATTACTCTATTCCCGCGCATGGCGTTAGAAGTTTCACAGTATATTATAATGACGCTGGAGCTGGAATTGGCACTTATTATGGTACCATAACAGTTATTGCTGAAAACAGTGCAATACATACTATCTCCAGCACTATCATTATAGTATAATTATTATGGCCACCGCAAAGAATAGTGTATTAGTTATTCAAGCTAGTGGGATTGGGATAACATTTCCTGAGGTAATAAGTGCGATACAAGCAGAAGGGTATACAGTTACTACTCAAACAGATTACAGTAGTATCCCCACAGATATATCTGTATATGCCCAAGTATGGGATTTAAGTTTCGTTACCCCGTTGGACTCGGCTGCTATAACAGCTTTTAAATCATATGTAACGGCTGGCGGTTTTCTTTATGCAATGACAGAAAATCCTAGTTTTGCTCAGACTCGTAATGACTCTGTAGCACAGCTTATAATAGACTTGGGTGGTGGCCCTACAACTATTGGACCAGGTTTTGCCGGTAACGCTTCTGACTGGGTAAACGAAACTTACATAACCCCCAGTCTGGCAAAAAAAGTAACTTTTGCGGCAATAGCAGAAATTACCAACCCTCAGGGAATTCCACTGATTAAAGATTCTTCCGGACGAGTTCAGGCCATGGTATGGATAGGCGGTTGCCCGGGAGGTTTTGACGCTGCGGTAAAAGGCACTTTAATAAATATACCTGATCTAAATTGGTTAAACGGGGCAAATTTAACAGTAGACAATCTAACTGTAATCACAGATCTTTTAAAAGGTGTCGTAAAAGGCACTGTAGATGGTACGATAAACTGTTTAGGAAGTTCTGGAGTAGCACCACCGTGGGCAGGCCCAACAACCGCTGCACCAACAACCGCTGCACCAACAACCGCTGCACCGACAACTCCGCCACCACCAAAAATTATAACTTGGACTTTCAAAACCAGTCAATTGCCCGGAACTTATTATTGGACCAACGACGGGCCCGACGCTACTACTGATGGCGCAGATTTTGTTGATGATCAAAATTCTGGTAGTTTCACAGTAAGCAGCGCAACGCCATACAATACCGGCACATTTACTAGATCTATAAAAGGTGATAACGCAACTGAGGGGCCAGAATATATTCATATGCGCGTTCGCAGAGACAGCGTATCAGGAAGAATTTTAACTATTATGAATAAAATACTAGTTAATGATACATCAACCGCTACAACTGCACCCACTACACCAGCAACTACAGCAGCACCGGCTATACCAGTGTTACCTCCGGGAGTAAGTGCATCTAATGCGGCATGGGGCGGCGCCGGAGTTGGCGGGACTGCAAACTACCGTGGTGGATATAGTGCGTGTTCTTCACACAATGGTAATGGTGGAGGCGGCGGTGCAAGTCCATTAGGCGGTAATGGTGGTAATTGGACTGCAAATGTTGATACCGAAGGCACACATGGTACCGGTGGGTCCGGTGGTGGTATAACAACTGCTGGTGTCGCTGGGACTGGAACTTTACCGGGTTATGGTGCAGTTAATGCCACGGGTTATGGCAACGGTGGTGGCGGTGTTGAAACAGATGGGGCCAACGGTTCACTGTCAAATACAAGAGGCGGACGTGGTAGTGGAGGTATTGTTAAAATTGATATTGCTAAAGGCACTTATACTTTTACTGCAGCAGACGTAACAGCCTCAAATGCTACAAGAATAAACGCAGGGGGGCTTGAATGGGATAATGCCGCTGGGCTAAAAACGTCAGACAGTGTTTATAATGGAGCTTTAATTGGGTCCTTTACCGTGCCAGCTGGCGTTACTAAAATCAATGTGTACTTGATTGCTGGTGGCGGGGGTGGCGGTATTGGCCCTTGCGTCAATGCTGGCGGTGGCGGTGGCGGTGCAGCGTATTACCAAAATTATGTTGTTGCCCCGGGTACAACCTATCAAATCAAAGTTGGGGCTGGGGGCCAAGGTGGACTACAGAGTACCGATAGGGGGTCCGCTGCTGGTCCACCATATGGTGTGTCTGAAGCTCCATGGCGCGGGGGTAAAACAGCTTTCTGTAGTTCCAGTGGTGTTGAACTAATATACGCAACTGGTGGAAATACAAGGACCGATACTTGTGCAGCAGTAACAAATGCTGATTCAGCATCATCTGACACAGCTGATGCACCAGGAACTAATTTGCCTGTGCCGCCATTATAATACCGTGCCGATTAAAAATTTTGTCAATAGGGCGAATTTCTGTTAAATATCAGAAGAAGGAAATAATATTATAATGACACAATATACACTAATCCATCAAAATGGTATGCCATTAATTAATAATGCAACTACAGATCCAGATTCTTATGTTCTTGAACCAGGGCAGAGATTATTGGCAGATTCACCCCCTGATTATGATGATAACACCCAAGCAATCAGGCGAATAGAACCTGTGCCTGAAGATGCTATTCAAATCGAATACATTATTATTCCTAAACCAGAGGATTCTGATTTAATTAAATCCAGACTGGGGGAGACAGTGTAATGGCAGGTATTAAATTAGTTGGCACTGGGAGCGCTGGTAGCTTTCCTGCCCAAGGGACCTGGATATCACTTAGTGCGGATGGTAATACAGTAGCTATTGGCGGTAATAACGATGGCAGCACTGGTAGTGGGGGCATTGGTGCTACTTGGATTTTTATTAGATCGGGTGGTGTTTGGACACAACAAGGTAGTAAATTAGTTGGTACTGGTGCAACTGGTAGAGCAAATCAAGGGTGGAGTGTTGCATTAAGTGGCGACGGTGATACATTAGCTGTTGGTGGGTTCACTGACAATTCATATACAGGTGCTGTTTGGATTTGGACTAGATCAGGTGGTGTTTGGACACAGCAAGGTAGTAAATTAGTTGGTACTGGTGGATCGGGCGCCTCACAAGGGCAAGGCACTGCTGTAGCATTAAATTATGCTGGCGACACATTGGCAGTTGGCGCGGCACAAGATAATAGTGTTACTGGTGCTGTTTGGATTTGGACTAGATCAGGTGGTGTTTGGACACAACAAGGTAGTAAATTAGTTGGTACTGGTGCAACTGGTGCCGCAGCGCAAGGGCAAAATATTGCGTTAAACAATACAGGTGATATACTAGCTGTTAGTGGCACTAGTGATGCTTCATCAAAAGGGGCTGTTTGGATTTTTATTAGATCAGGTGGTGTTTGGACACAGCAAGGTAGTAAATTAGTTGGTACTGGTACTGGTACTGGTAGTACAGGCCAAGGGTTGGGTGTTGCATTAAATGCTGCAGGCGATGTACTAGCTGTTGGTGGGCCCTATGACAATTCAGGTGACGGTGCTGTTTGGATTTGGACTAGCTCAGGTGGTGTTTGGACTCAACAAGGTAGTAAAATAGTTGGTACTGGTGCGACTGGTGCTTACCGGGCACAGCAAGGGATAAGTGTTGCATTAAATGCTGCAGGGGATAGATTAGTTGTTAGCGGTAGTCGGGACAATGGACAGAAAGGTTCTATTTGGTTTTTTATTTATTCGGGTGGTACATGGACACAACAAGGTAGTAAAATAGGAGACCCAACGTCAGGGAATTTAGGTATCGGCAGTATTTCGTTAAATGCTGTTGGCGACACAGTGGCCGTTGGGGCCCCCTACACTGCTCCCCTTGGTGCTACCTACATTTTTTCTGTTGGCCCAGTGACAACCACAACCACCACAACACCAGCGCCAAAAGTTACCACAGCACCAGCACCAGTAACAGCAAATCGCACAAAAGTACTGCTCATTCGCGGACAAGACTCGGTTGCTGCTTCAGGAACAACCACTGGCGGATTTGTTAATGTTGCTAGCCTCATGCACGAAGTAGTGAAGAAAATGACGGACAACGGGTGGAACGTGGTTTATTCGTCAGTGGACAACGACGATTTAGGAACTGTGTCGTGGGGCACATTAAACGCCGTTAGTTGGAATCTATCATGGACTGCCCCTGCGGCTCCGCCTACAGTAGGCATGCCAACTACAGATACCACTTATCCGGTTTCTGGTGGCCCTACAGCATCAATAATACTAGAAGCTGGGGAACGACTAGACGCGTTAAATCGAGCATCACCGATACCTATACCAGGGGTAACTCCCACTGAATATTACCCCGCAGAGCCGTGGCGTGTTAAATTTGAACTATTAAGCACCGAGTGTGTAGCTGCATATGTAGCAGCACCTTTGCAGTTACCTGGGTATTATGCATATGGGAGCACTTTAGTTGCCGAGCCCTGGGGCTTGCCTGGGACAAACAGTAGGATTGTTAAGACTGCTGGGGTTCCTCTAGATGCAGCAGGGGCAATTGGCGCACAGCAGATAATCAGCAGCCACAAGCAGGTAACACTAGCAGTAATTGACGACACTAATACCGGTGCTGGCTTTGCAGTGGGAGATTTCTTGTACGAGGATGCATATGCAGGTGTAAGCACAGCACCAACTAGTAACACTGGACTGTATTACGTTCTAGGTAGCACTGTGCCGCTCCCGCCTTTGCCTACACGTTACCGTGCAATTTTTAAAGTTGAAAGTATCTCTAACCCTACAACTGCGGCGCCCGGCGGTGTTGCCACAGGTGAAATAAAATCACTAAGCATTGTTGTTTCAGGAAAATACCACAAGGATGTTGCGGTTGACGGTACCGTGTTGCTTAAGACATTGACTGGCGCGGGCACAGGTTCACCTAGGGCAAATCTCACTCTTAGCACGGGCTGCTCGGCAGTGGACGAACTTGATCCATATCAAGGTCTTTACAGTCGTGGCGGGCGTGTTGGGGCCAATGGCGCCAGCTATCCATTAACTTATGAGTTGGCTCTTTGCAACAATGGATTCTTTTTGGGAATTTATGAATCAAGTTGGGCGACACAAGTTGGTGGTAAAAACATCACCACCGGTGCAACCGCAAGTGTGGGTAGATTTAATTGGATGGTGGTACAAAGACCAGTTGATAGAAATACCGGTATTATTTTGGATGGGGTTTATAACTCAACTAGTAAACACCCAGTTTTTTGTATCAACAGCGTTGGCGGGCGATACTGTACCTTTGTTGTTCGAGAAAAAGACATCAGTCACCCAACCGGAGGGCCCGATGATCATACCACTATTGCATATTACAATGCCGGTGGGACAGGTACTGGCACTTTGGTAAGTCGGTATGTTAATACCGCGACTCAGCCTTATAATAACTATAAACTGCGAGTGCCTGCGGTGCTGAACAGCGAGGATAGTCATTTATTGTTCAACCCAGAAAATCAAATCAGTTTAACTGAAGATAAAAAATATTTGGTATCATTTCCACGTAATTTGTCAACACCTAGGTTTAGATACACTGAAGAAATTGACTTGATCGGACTTACTAGTTCAGATTTGTTGATGACAGGGCAAATTACTACAATAAGCACCTACGGCGAGAGTGCTAGTCGAACTTATTTGACTCTCCCTCCTAGTGGAAAATTCAACACTGGATTGAGAATTTGCGTAGTGGCGACTACTCCCAATGGCGCCTACTAAATATCAGTAGCAAGGAATAATAACATGGCTTCAACCCCACCGTACACATATTGGCTCTCTAAACTAAAAGACAACGCTGGCAGTTTATCCGCATCGGCAGTAGCTATCAAAACAGATGCCAGTGGCAATTCATATATTGCGGGTAACAGTGGGTCCAACGGGATAGTTGCAAAATTTGACACCAATGGTAATGTAACGTGGAAATTTACCTTAGGTGGTACTGGTGGGTTAATTACGCGGTTATATAATATTGCACTTGATTCAGCCAATAATGTGTATGCAGTAGGTACTACCAATCCCGGCACTTACCAGGACGGTCTAATTGTAAAATTGGATTCAACGGGCAGCCTTGTATGGGAAAAGCAACTGGCGTCGTCGGGGGGTCGTGAAGATTATATCTATGGTGTAGCGACCAGCGGCGGTAATATACTGTATGTCACTGGATATTATACTCCGTTATCGGCAGGAACGGACTCAATATTTATTGCCCAATACACCACTACCGGGACCGGCACGCTGAATTGGAAAAAATCAATATCCGTTCCTAGTACTAGTTTCTATGGGTATCAGGTTCTAGTAGATAGCAGTAGTAATGCTTATGTGCTTGGCAGAAATTGGACCTCCAGCCAAACAATGATTATCAAATATGATTCTACAGGAACAATAGTATGGCAAAAAACATTAGATGCTAACTTCTTTTCAGTAACAATAGATTCTGTTGGTAATTTATATTTGCCCGGTTATAGCGGAACCAATGGACTTATAGTTGTACTAGACAGTACTGGCGCAATCACAACGCAGAATCAACTAGGTAAGAGGTGGGATGCAATTGCTATAGATTCTAGCAGTGACATATATGCTATTGGTCAAGACCCTAGTTCGGCAATCAATACAGTAGTTGCTAGATGGTCTGCTGCGTCAGTAGGCAATGGTCCTCCAAGCTGGCTAAGAGTTTGGAGTGATACTGTTAATTCAAACCAAATTCTCGGTACCGGAGCTGGGGTAATATCTTCGGCGGTTCCCACTGGAATTTATATGTCTGGTACACTAGCCACGTCACCCGGTACAGCAATAGTTGCAAAAATGCCAGTCAACGGGAGTGTAAACAACATGTTTCCCCTCTCGCTCGAGGGCATAGCAGACATATATAGCTATTCTTATAGGCTAATCACTACGCTTACATCCACAACAGCAAGCGTAGCGATTACCTCATCCAGTTATACTAGTGTGACCGACACCGGGTTGACCGACAGTGCCCCGGGCTTGATATCGGCTTCGGCAGCATCACTGTTGACCAACACGGCGTACCCTCTAGACACGTTAACCACAACCACAACCACTACATCTACAACACCTGCGCCAACGACCACAACCACAACCACTACATCTACAACACCTGCGCCAACGACCACAACTACTACATCTACAACACCTGCGCCAACGACCACAACCACAACTACTACATCTACAACACCTGCGCCAACGACCACAACCACCACAACAACACCGGTTCCCACAACCACTACTACCACAACTACTACCACAACTACAACCACAACTACGTTAGCCCCAGCGCCTACTACTACCACTACCAAAGCACCACCAAAGGTCTTTACTATAACAAATACTGGAACTGGCGCATTGACAATTCAAAGCATAATATTTAACGATCCACCAGGTATACAGCACACTGCTAACTTAACAAATTTAGGTGGCAATGGAGCAGTTACAGGAAATTCAGTTTTGAATTACTCATTGATACCGGGAAATTTCCAAACTTTTACTGTGGATTATGATACTACTACCGTGCCGGCAGGTACCTACACTGGCACTATTGACATTGGCGGCACCAATGGCCAAGTGCAGACTATTACAAGCACTATTGTAGTTAGAAATGCCTAGTTCAACTCGGACACAATTTTAGTTTGATTTGGCAAAACTTGACAGATTTCCCACGACGTGGTATACTAAATACTTTTCATGAATATAAGGCTACTATATATCAAATGCAAAAATTTTTAATCTGCTTAGACAACTGCTGCACAGTAAAAGTAAATAATCAACAACCTGGTTAATTGTATTAAAGCAGCCGACTGAATAAATCAAACAATGCCCAAAGTACTTGAACAGTTTCAAGTGGGCTTTCTGTACCTTAAAAATTGAAGGATAATTAAAGATGGTAAAAATTGACGTAACGCGAGATCAACTATTTTCGGAACAGGGGTTAGATTTAGTAAACAAGTATTATTCGGATGGCAAAGAAGGGGTACAGCGAGCAATAGCAAGAGCAGCAACAGCATTCAGTTACGGGGACGCAGAGCTAGCACAATTCATTTATGACGCAGCAAGCCAGCATCATTTTTTCTATTCTAGTCCTATACTCAGTAATGCACCTGATGGTGGGTGGGATCCTGCAGTAGATTACGCAGATCCCGAGTTTTGGAAGCCCAGCAATGGTGAAGCACGTCGACGTGCGTGGCTAGGCACAAAGCCCAAAGCACTGCCTATCAGTTGCTTTTTGGGCTATGTTGAGGATACCATCTCTGGGCAAATTGCCAGCAGCAGCGAACTGGCATTGCTGAGTGTTGCTGGTGGCGGGACTGCACTACACAATGGTATTCGTGCAGTAAGCGAAAAAGCACCTGGCCCTATCCCCTACATCAAGACCATTGACGGGATTATGGGTTACTATCGTCAAGGCAAGACTCGTCGTGGCAGTTGTGCTGTATACATGGACATTGATCACCCTGATATTTTAGAATTCATTAAAATACGCACACCGTCAGGTGGAGACACAGCCCGCAAGATCACCAATCGCAAGGGTGTGCATAATGCAGTCAACATCACACAACAGTTTGTTGATGCAGTTAATACAGGTGCGCTGTTTGAACTAAAGTGTCCACACAGTGGTGAAGTACGCGATGCTGTTCCAGCACGTGAGTTGTGGGAAACGATCCTAGAAACACGCGAACTAACTGGTGAGCCCTACATTTGGCTCAAGGACAATGCCAATGCTGCACTACCAGCTGCACAGCGTGAACTGGGGCTAGTCAATCGTGGCAGCAATCTCTGCAGTGAAATTAGTTTGCCTACCAGCGCCGAGCGTACTGCTGTTTGCTGTCTTAGCAGCGTTAACTTGGAACGCTATGAGGAATGGAAAGACACCGGATTGGTAGCACATCTGACACGCTTCCTTGACAATGTTATCCAGTGGTTTATTGATTGGAGTCCTAACGACTTACACAAAACACGTTTCAGCGCTGAACGTGAACGTGCTATTGGCATTGGCGCTATGGGTTGGCATAACTTTTTGATGAGCAAAAACATTCCTTTTGAGGGCGGCGGCTTTGACAGTGCTACACAATGGAATCACAAGATCTTCTCCGGTATGCAAAAAGAAGCCGTAGCTGCGAGTCTGCGTTTAGGAGCAGAACGTGGTGAAGCCCCTGACATGGCAGGCACAGGACGTCGCAATAGCCATCTTTTTGCTATTGCTCCCAATGCCAACAGCTCTATCCTGTGTAACACTACACCCAGCATTGAGCCCATGGCCAGCAATGCTTATACACAAAAAACACGCAATGGCATCTTTCAAGTGCGTAACCGTTACTTAGTGCCCGTGCTGGAAAAATACGGCACAAACACGCCTGAAACTTGGAAAAATATTGAGAAAAACAATGGTTCTGTACAACATTTGGCTGAATTAAACGCCAAAGAAAAGGAAGTGTTCAAAACTGCGTGGGAAATTGATCAGCACTGGTTAGTAGAACACGCTGAAGCACGGCAGCAGTATATTTGCCAAAGCCAAAGTTTGAACTTGTTTTTCCTACCAGGATCAGATCGAGCCTATATTAACAGCGTACATTTGAAAGCCCTGCGTAGTCCTACGCTAAAGAGCTTGTACTACTTTAAAACAGGTGCTAAAATAGCTGCCGATACCGTTAAAGAAATGCAGCGAGTCAAACTAGAAGATTGGAAAGAAACCACAGAGAGTGAAACCTGTGTTGCTTGTGAAGGTTAAAAAGGAAAAATTATGTCATTATTAGAAACAAGTAAAACCTATGTACCCGCGTATCCTGAGTTCGTAGAAGTTACACGCTTACACGAAGAACTACATTGGCACGAGGGCGAAGCCAAACTGCAGGAAGATGTAGAGCAGTGGAAGACCGGCAAAATTACCGAACAAGAAAAATACTTTATCAACAGCATCCTACGCCTGTTTGTACAAAGTGACGTAGCAGTGGGCAGTGACTATTACGACAACCTCATCCCGGTGTTTAAAAACAATGAAGTACGCAACATGTTGGGCAGCTTTGCTGGGCGTGAAGGTGTACATCAACGTGCTTATGCACTGCTCAGTGACACATTGGGCTTTGGCGATAACTTTTACCAAGAGTTCCTCGAGTATGAGGACATGAAGGAAAAGTACGAGTATATGATGGACATGAGCAATCGCAGCTACAGAGAAATTGGCATCAGCTTGGCCAAACAGGTGCTGATTGAAGGTGTGTGCTTGTTTGCTAGTTTTGCCATGCTGCTAAACTTCCAACGTTTTGGCAAAATGGCCGGCATGAGCGACATCAACCTGTGGAGCATTCGTGATGAAAGCGTACACGTACAGGGCATTGCATTGCTGTTTAGAAAGTTCCTAGCTGAACATCCACGTGTGGTCAACAATGAATTTAAGAGTGAAATTTATCTCACAGCAGCACGAGTAGTTGAACTAGAAGACAAGTTTATTGATCGTGCATTTGAGATGGGTGGCGTACAAGGTATTACCAAAGCTGAAGTCAAGCAGTATATCCGTGCTGTGTGCGACTATCGTATGACACAGTTGGGCTTCAAAACACAGTTTGATGTTGAGAATCCGTTTGAATGGCTGGACTGGCTAACCAGCAGCAATGCCATTGAAAACTTTTTTGAGACCAACACCGTAGGTTACAGCAAAAATGCCATGGTAGGCCACTACGCAGAAGCTTATTGACACGCCGTTGATATGCTAGTATAATAGTCACTTTAATAAGGTTAAATATTATGTTACTCAAAAAAGATTACGATGAGGGCGACATTGTCTCTTTCAAGTTAGTTAATGGAGACGAAATCTTAGCTCGAGTGCTGGAAATCAACAGCAGCTCCTGGACCATTTCCAAACCACTCACTATGGTACCAAGTGCAAAAGGCATTGGCCTTATGCAGGCCATGATGGGTATGGACGTAGATGTTTCTGTAGATCTTCAGAAATCATGTGTTATGATGCATACCTTAGTAGTTAAGGAATTAGCTGATCATTATATTTTAACCACTACCGGAATTGATCCAGTTACACGAGGGAGTATCATAACTGGAGAATAATTTTGAAGAAAATTATTGTATTATCTTTATGGGCGATGCTAACCGGCTCGCTATGTTACGGAATCAATTATTATCACGAGCAACGGGCAGAAAGAATAGCAAAGGAATTTGCTGAGCAATATCGAGAAGTGCGTTATATTGCTGATGATGGAAAAACAGTAGCTCGCGTTGTTAATCAGCGCGAGCTGACTTGTTTAGCTGAAAACATTTATCACGAAGCTGCTGGGGAAACACTGGCAGGCAAAATGGCTGTGGGATTGGTTACACTAAACCGAGTACGCAGTGGTCGTTTTGCACATACCGTTTGTGGAGTGGTTAATCAACGAGTTGGCGGCAGTTGTCAATTCAGCTGGCGTTGTGAACCCTCGTTAAAAACACGCAACAATCAACAATGGCGTGATAGTTGGAACATAGCAACTTATCTAATGACAAATACAGCATTTGACATTACCTCTGGAGCTACATATTTTCATAATCAGTCAGTTAAACCCAATTGGAAAAATCTAAATAAAACTGGTAGAATTGATAACCATACATTTTATTCTAGACCCAAAGAGAGAAAAACTCGAAGAGATATACAAGTGGCTGCCAAACTTTAAGTTAAATACTAATGTAACACAACTATAA